GAGTATATTCTTTGTCACCCTCTTCGTTTTCGGAATAATCAAAGCTTTCGGAAAGTTCTTCGATTTCGTCGGTATCTGCCCAAGTTATTCCAGTGTAAACGCCGCCCGAACCATTTGCTAGTATGCCTTCGTCGTAACAAACAATTGAGTATTCGTAATCTTCGGTGCGAACCATAGTTCCGCCGCTAAAGTCAACGGATTGCACCTTGCCGCGCCCAAAGGAAATTCCATTGAGGATGATTTCTTCGTAGTCAACGGCACCGCCCAAAAGCAAATCTTGCTGTTGTAATAGCGACTCTGGCCCACTATAAGTATCGTCAACAAGCCGCCCGCTAATTTTAAACTGCTTTTCTATACGGTATCGGAGTCCAGCATCAAACGCTACTGGCGTATGCGAGTATTGCAGGAGTTTGACGTTGGAAAAATAGAGAGGCATTAGGCTATTGCTTTAGCTTTCGGCGGAATCGCGAATCCGTCTTTTTTAGATAGAAATGCTACCACCGCATCTAGTTCATACTTAACGCCTTCTACGATTTTATCAGCGACCTCTTTTGTAGCGTCTCCCGCCACGGTGACGGTGACGGTATTGGTAACGTCTGGTGTTTTATTTTCTTTCGGGACGAGACTCTCCATGAGTTTCTTTGTAGGCCCGTCAAACTTAATAGTTATTGGTTTCGACTCTTCTCCCGCAATCGCTTCCGCCTCTTTTCTTTGTTTTTCTGCGTTGCCCTTTAGCTGAATAGCCCCGCTTTGCAGGGACGGAAGTAGTTCTCTGATTTGAGACTGTCCCTGAGCGTTCAGAGTTGGATATAGTTTTGTTAGACGGTCTTGAACTTGACCAAATTGACCAGATTTGATTTGGGCGGCGATTGAGTCTCCGATTCCGGGTTTTACTGTAAGCCCGGTTCCCGAAGTATAAGAACCTTGGTCTAGGGCAGCTAGGAAAGGAGATAGTTTTGCGCCGTATGTGGCGGTAATGCCTTGGGCTCCAATGCGAGTTTTAGCGTTGATTAGGCGGTCTAGTTTTTTCTTACGCTCCTCCTCTGTAGAAGAAAATTCATCTCTGTATCCAGTTGCAAGTTCTTTCGCGGCGGCGGCATTAGCCTCTAAAGTTACCTGATTTACATTAGGTTTTTGAACTTTTGTGGGAGTGTATGTGATTTGACGAGATTTCTCGTAATTCGCGTAAGACTCCTCTTGTGTCATGCCAGAGGCCTTGTATCCAATTTTTTTATCGAAATTTTCAACGTCTGACCAAAGAGATTCCTTTAAACGAGGGTTGTCAGAGTCAAGCCAAGCTCTCACCAAGGTAGTTCTTTCTTTCAGGTTTTTTCGGGAGTTTTCGTTTATAACTTTATTTTGAGAATCAATATTAGATTTTTCTTTATCTTGACTCTCTATTGAGTTTTGATACTCTTTATAATATTTATCATAAACCGCTTTCTCGGCCTCTTTCGCTCTGTCTTCTGGGGACAGTTGTCCACGGTCTTTTCTAGCTTTAGCAATCTGCTCAGGACTCAATAACACTCCACTATTAAACTCTTGTTCAAGATTAGCCGCCTCTTCGATAGACTTTTTCAAATCCTCTTGGCGGAAAGACTCCTGTAGCGACGATTTACGCTCTTCAGTGCCCGGATAACGAAGCGCTCGTTCTCGTATTTTTACTGGGTCCGTCAAAGAGTAACGAGCCGCCAAGCCTTCATTAACACTTTTCCGAGCCTGAGCTTGAATACCCGCAAACTGAGGCCCATTCGAGGCTAATTGGTTTGAGCTAAACTGCTTCATCGAAGTCTCGAAAGCTTTCAAAGAAATTTTCTGGTCCCTGCTCGCCTCTAGGATTGCTTTTGAGGTGTCTAAACCTTTCTGCGAATTCTCGATTTGGGCCTTAGTGTTGTTCTTAATACCTTCTAACAAACTTTTCTGCTCCTCAATTTCCTGAGTGAGCTTTTTGAATATTTCTTTTGTTTCTGGGTGTAGCTCATTTTTTTGCAAGCTAGATGCGAGTGATTCCAAAGTGCGAATTGCTTGTTCTGGGCTGTTGACAGACGACAGCCCTTGAAAAGTTTTAACAAATTTGTCGCGCCCGTCCCCTAGTTTGGAAATAATCTCATCAGGAATTTCGGCCCCTGTTTTCTTTATTCCGATTAGGGCTTTTTTAGTTTCATTAGTCGCGTTTTCCTGCAAAACTGATATTTCACGCTCTGATTCTACGCGAGCTTTAACTAGCTCTATCTCCGAGTCAAGACGAATATTCGTGCTTTCGGAGCGATAGGGGGACAATGCTTGGTTGCGCCCTTCTAGCAGAGAAATTGAACCAGAAGAAATTTGAGCATCCCTAGAACGGGAGCCCTCGCTGCGAATTGAGCCCAATTCAAGGCTACGTGCGAGCTTTAGAGATTGGGAGCGAATTGAATTTCTCACTGCATCAAGTTTAGACTCAACTTCTTTTCTAGCCGCCGCTTGTTTGTCCGTAATAGATACTAATTCTTTCGCAGCGGCGACATCTCCAGAGGCGGCGTTTGCTATCAGGTCAATGAAGGCTTGTCTTTTCTCTTCGTCAGCCTCTTTGAGTTGAATGAATAGTTCATCGCCTTTGGCCTTATCAAACCCGAGAGTGTCAACTACCAGTCTAGCCTGTCCCAGTAGTTTTCCGCTAGCATCTTGCGCCCCCCGAGTTTTTCCTGTTACGCTTTGTTTATTTAGACCGTAAGCATCTCCCACGGTATAGCTTTCGGTTTCTTTAGAAGCTTGGCTTAGTTTTTTGAGAGCGTCAGCTCTCTCTTTGAGTTGCTTTTCATCAACTTTATTGACATCTACCGAACTAATAATAGAGCCAAGGATGGACGACTGACCCAAGCTAGAGTCTCCTTCAAATTTTTTCTCTTTATATGCTGCAATTGTCGCGACCAACTCAGCTGCTTTGACTTTTCGATTTTTCTCTTCTGCGACGCGAGAGTTTATCTCTTGAACTTTTTTGAAATCTTGATTTTTAGTTGCGTCGAGAAGTTCGGCTTGCGTCGCAGAGTCAAGACCTGATAAGCTTGATTGGGCGCGGTTTTGAGCCTCTCTTCTTTGTGTTGGGGACAATGACGTGCTTTGTAAAGTTTCGACTGCATCAGAGAACCCTTTTAGACTGCTTAGTATTTTTTCGCGTTGTTGTGTCTCTACGCCCAAACTCTCATTCAAATCTTCAAATGACTTAATTGAATTATTTATAATAGAATTATAAGAGCCAATAATTGCAACGCTGGCCCCGATTGCCGCCCCAATTGGGCCGCCAAAAGTCGCGCCAAGTGCTGCTCCCGCGCCAATTGAGCTTGCGACCCCTTGAATTTTACGATTGCTTCTTTGGTCTTCTCTGTTTTTCCCTCCGTAAGCTTCTGAAGCTAGTCCTCCAAGCAGCGGAGCGGCAAAGGATGCAGAAAAAGCGGCGCTAGAAAACCTTTGATTTTTAGCGTAGTTAATCGTTCTACGACCAAGCGACCCCTTATCTGTGAAGTTAAATAAGCCGGAAGACAAAGAAACTCCGCTGTTTTTAATTCTAGCCAAACGGTCTGCGGCCAGTTCTCTACGTGTTTTAAAATCTGCGCCTCCTTGTGATTTTGGTAAAAATGCAGGGGCGAAAGCATAAGGGTCACTTCCTCTGTAGGGAGCCTGCAAACGATTCTGGAGAGCTTTTAAATCTTGGCTCGCACCCCCATTAATATTTTGGCTACTACCGCCAAATGGAGAGGCCGTAAAATCATTAAATAATCTTGACTGCGCCCTAAACCCATTGGTTGTCGGAGAGCCTAGTGGAGAACTTATAAGTCCAGCTTTTGCTAAAGTTTTAAAGTATTTTTTTCTAACTAGTTCTTGCTGTCTTTTCGCTCTAGCAAGTTGGCGGACCTCTAATGCAGTGGGGTTTACAGACCTAGAAATACTAGGATTTGACAATTCTTTTCTCCTTAAATATTCATTGAGGCCAGACTGAGAACCACTAGATATAGAAGGACTTGAAGCATTTACACGGCCCTCAAGCTGATTTTTTAACGCCCTCTGCTCTGGGGTTAGCGGGGTATAAGTTCCAGCGGCATTTTCACCAGAAATGAAATTTACGCGGCTAAAGCCGCGAGGAGTTTTAAGAGAACCTAGTTGTTGAGCGGCGGTGGCAGAAGCTCCGGCTGCCTTCGCTTCTCTTTTATTCTCCTTGCGCCACTCCTTGCTATTACGAATTTTCTGTCTTAGCGCGACCGCAGAATCTTTTTTATCATATTTAACCCCGTATAAACTAGCAATTTCTTTTAGTTTTTTTGCGTTGGCCGATTCTAGGTCAAAGCCAACTGCGGCATTCATATATCCCCCAGAAAACCCAAACAAGGCTCTCGCAAACCCAATCACATCATCTGCTTTTTCTACATATGGTGCGGCACCAATAGCCGCCTTTTGTGCAACGCCCTTGGCTTGAGCATATTTTTCCGCCAGTTTTTCTTTTAGAGTAGTCGGGAGCTTTCTTGCTGAAATTGCCGAAAAGTCAACTCTCCCCCCAGCAAAATTAGTTATAGATGGAATGTTTTTTATTCCAGCTAAATCGGCCAACGCCCTTCTGTGATTTCCATCCCCTATCTCAAAATAGTTTTCAGGGAACGCGGAAACCTTAATTGGGTCTTTTTTTAGGTATTCGTATAGCTTCTTTTTCGCCACTTTGCTTTTTAGAGCTTCGCTAATACCAGACGCGCTACTAAAGTCACCAGAGATTCCTATTTTAGATAAGATTTCTCCCATGCCGGTTAAAGTTGGCTTGTTCGCCCCTTTTACAAAGCCGCCTTGCTTAATGGTTCTTGAGGCATTGAAGAAGCTTGATGCGGCATTCATATATCCCCCAGCCAAAGGAATATACATCCGCCCCGCAAGCCCGCGACTTCCAATAACACCAGCATCGCCGCCCGCGAACGGCGCAGAAATCAATTTCACGCCCTGCTTTTTTAGCACGCCAGTTAAACTAGCGCCTGCCTGTTGAATATACCCTAGCTGCTCCGCGCCGCTAGAGTTCTTTATCTTGGATGCAAGTCCCTGCGGCAACTGAGTTTCATACTGCTTATAAAGACCAACAATATCATTATAGGACGAGAGATTTAAAATTTCACTATCTTTGATTCCAGATAGATTCTTAGAAATCACTTTATCTCCAAAAAGGCCGCCGATGGCTTTGTTGTCCGAGTAGTTTCCTTTTCCTAGCGTGGCAACAAGCTTATTTGCTACGCCAATACTACCCGCCCCGCGATTTTTGTCGCCGTATTTGGAGTTGACACCACGATAGATTGTTTTTGGGATGCCTCCCGCTGCATTGCGAATGCCGCGCCTGTATCCGAAGATTTTAGGGAACTGAATTGCCATCGCTTCTTCTACTGCGAACTTTTCGTATCCTTTTAGTTTATCTGCTCCATAAGTGTTTTCGACAAACCGCAAAGCATCTTTGGATTTAGTAGGAAGGTATAGCGAGTCGCTATTTTCTTCAAAGAATTTCCTTGACGCCTTTTTATTCTTGCCATATCCGAAATGAAACCCTTCATGAAGAATAACGTCGCCTAAGCGGTCGTCAATTGCATTGATTCTATAACGGTCAGCAGGGCCGCCCCTTTGGGATTCTATAGAGCGTCCAAATACGTCAATCTTTCCAGTGCCGGTGGTGTATAGTCCTTCGTATTTTTTACTAGCCTTTGAAAAGTCTATTAAAGGAAGCTTCTTGGTAGATATCCCTAAAGTCTCAGTTAGATAGTTGTATAGCTTCGAGTTCGCGCTGTCAATGCTGGCATACGGGTCTGGGTTGAACTTGCCAAATTTGGTGTTCAATAATCCATCTGGATAATTCGCAATCTTCCCAGTAGGAGGAATAATCGCAGGTTCCCCACTACCCATATAATCATGGATAACCTTTTCCTTGTTGTTGTAAACAACAGTTGTTGGTTTCCCATCAATCTGCGTTTTCATGACGCGCACGTCTGAGGGCTGAATGCTGTAGCCAGCTTTCTTCGCCCCCATAACCTCGTTTACGATGGCTTCACGAGGAACGGAATTGATAGACATGGGCATATGGCCGCCCGCCTTTGTCCTGAATGTGCCCTGTGCTGGCTTATAGATTACGCCCTGATTGACGAGGTTACGCGAAAGTCCAAGTTGTGCTGCGTTGTCTCTAGCGGATAGCGCGACCCGCTCTTTAATAAGTGCAATTAGCTGTTGTTCTTTTTGGACTTGCGATGTGACCGTGCTATTAATGATATTACGAGCATTAATATCCTTATTAAGTAACTCAACAATTCCCTTTTGAGTGTCCAAGATGCGTGCATTTGGAGCGCCGAGAGATAATACCTCGCCAATAGAATCCTTAGCAAACGAACCAAACTTCTTGAATAGTTTTCCAGCCAGCGCAAACAAGTAAACTAGGCCGGGGCCGCCGATAAAGTCGCCAATGCCCGTAAGAATCCCAGTTCCAATTTTCTCACCAATTCCTTTGCCGTCAATTGAGTCTCCAACGCTATTAATTAGGCCGAAAATATTCTCCAGCGCGGGGCCAAGAGTAATTTTACCAACTGAAGCTGCAAGCTTAGTAAGGTTTTGACCCGCCTCATTAGCAAGCGACGCCAAGCTCTTGTTAAGTAGTTCGTTACGTTGATAAGCCTCGTCAGTTGACTTATTGGCAGCGTCGAGGGCTTTGGAATATTCTGGGACAACGCGGCCCAAATCGTCAAACAAGCTCTTTACAATGTTAATCTGGTAGCCGCCACCAACAAGCTCCGAAACGAACGCCTGCTGCGACGAACCTAAGCTATCATACTTCTGAGAAAGCTCAGATAGAATATTGATAACTGGTAGGGTCTTGCCCTCTAAATCGCGAACCCCAATACCTAGCTGCTCTAGGCTGTCAAGAGTATCCGAACGCTGAGCGCGGGTAAAAATAGTCTTTAAGGCGTTACCAATAACAGCGCCGCCGCGTGCCGTTCTTTGCTGGACGGCTGTAATAAGCGCGATAAGCTCGTTGAATGATGCGCCCGCGTCTTGTGCGACCGAACCTGCACGACTCAAACCTTCTGACAAGTCCTTCGCAGAAACCGCGAACTTGGCATCGACATTTGCCAAACGGTTAATAACGTCGGCAGTAGTTAAGCCCTCTTTAGAAAACTGGTTTACGCTGGCGGTTAGCTGCTCGACTGATTTAACGAATTCAAGGCCAGTCAAACGGGCCAGAATCATCGCGTCCGAAGTGCGCGATAGAGTTTCCTCTACGCCCAAACCTTGACGGGAGAACTCTTTGGCGGCCTCAGCCACATCAAAAAAGCTTTGACCCGTGTTTTTGGCGACATCAAATAAGGAGTCGCTAAACGCGGCCAATCCAGACGCACTCTGGCCAAACAACACGTTAATATCAAGCAAGGTTTTTTCAACCTTAATGGCTTGGGAAACCATTTGTTGCAGGGCAGTTGTGATGCCTGCGATAACGCCAGCAGACGCACCGAACGCGATAACACGAGCATTGGCCGCCTCTAATGATTTATCAAACTCTGAAACTTTGCCCGTAAGACGACCTAAAGGTGCAGCGCCCGCACTAAAATTCTTCAAGACGCGGCGCTCAAACTCGCGAGCCTGACGCTCTGCGGTTAGCGGGGTTTGGAGCTTAATATCTCCAATGAGTTCGATGTCAGCGGTAGTAGCCATGCCTTATTCCTGTGTGGAAATGTTTACACTAAATCGGGCCGCCAAAACTATTTTTTGTCAAGTCCTAACAATTTAGCAGCCGCCGCGCCGCGAACCTTGCCGCTTTTCTGGACAATTTGGTTTAAGCTCTTGGCTTCGTCGCCCATAACAGCCTTAATATCTTCTGTAGAGCCGCCGAAAACGGCCACATTAGACCCCGGCGTATTAAGAATGTTTGCCGCGTTGGTTTGTCCCGTGCTCCACTCTATTAGCAGGTCTGGATTGTCCAGCAGATGAGCGGGCGGCTTTTTCTTTGGGTCTGATAGGATTTCCTTAAACCATCGGCCATAATTAAGTAGTTCAATCTGATAGTAGGTGAGCATTATCGCTGGCACTCCATAAAAGCGCATGGCGTCACCCTCTGAAATCGCAATCAAGTCTCTTACAAGTTGCGAAAGCCCCGCCTTTTTAACATGGCTTTCTTGATAGTCGCGAATAATCCCATTAATAATGATGATTACGTTTTCAATCTCGGGGTCTTCAAGCTCTTCATATTCTTCGGGCGAGAACAGTCCATGCTGACACTCCGAATCGCGGCACAAATTATCAAATATGAATTTTTCGTTAGCCTTTTTGTCCGCGAACTGTTCTGCCGTGACTCCAACTACCGCGTTTCGCTCCGCTGATTTTTCTGCCGCAACTTTTCTGGCCGCCTCAATCTCTTTCTTTTTCTCTTCAATCTGAGACGGCCAAGCAAGGGTTTTGAGAACATCCTGTAGCCGCCCGACATATTCGGTGGCATTTAGGTAACTGTTTTCACGCTCCTCAGTCCACTCGCCCGACTTTTTAAGAGCCTCCAGTCGCGCCTGTAATGTTGGAATGTTTTTGGACTCGCACTGCCGTATAATTTCATCGTAATGATACGTGCTTTCGCCTCTGCGAGAAGGAGTTAGGTGACGAAAAAAAGCGGAGCGCCCCAGCAAATTAACTGGCGTGCGCCCCGCGATTATCTCCGAAAAAACTCGCTCTACATTAAACTTGTTCTCCGTCAAGGTCGGTAAAGAATTTCTGGAATTCCTCTTGGGTTCCCGCTCCTGTGTGATACCAGATAGAGACGGCGCTCATAGCCTGCGTAAGAACCTTATTCTGGAACTTAACATCTTCAAGCGGAACATCATCAATTTCGTCTAGGTTGTTCCACGCCTCTAGCCGCTCATCGACATTCTTACCATCAAAATAAGGTTCCCAACCCTCACCGCTTGACTTGTAGAGAAGGGCCGCAAGCCACCAAACAACAGTTTTATTTCGCGCCCAGTGTTCGGCGCTGCTAGAGTAGAGGCTCTGAGTTTCCAGTTCAAATTTTTGGATTTCACGAACAATCTCGTGAATTTCTGTTTGCAGGGTTTTGACTCGCTCCTCGTCCTTGCCATCGGCGGCTGAAACTAGTTTTTGTAGTTCGAGTTTCTTGACTAGCAACTCCCCATGCTTGCGCGAATAGTCTTTTTGCTCCTCTTTCGAGAATACGCCGCCATCATTTTCTAGGCGCTTACTGATGAGGGCTTTAGACAAAAGACCAGCGCTCAGTCCCTTGCTAACCTGACTGTGGTAATATAGCTCGGCATCATCCGACATTGCCCGCGAGGGCTTGCGTAAACAAAAAGCTACCGGAGCCATCTCCTTAACCTTTTCAATGGCAACAACCGTGTTGCCAGCCTCGTTTACTGTTTCAGTTCGCTTTTCGACTTCCTGTTCTTTGTCAACAGAGAATGTATATAGTATCTTCATGTGTATTTCCTTATTCCTTTATTTGAGTGTTATGATAAACTTGGGCAAATAAGAAAGCGCCTGCCGCTTGGCTTCATTGCCCGCGTCCAAAATTCGCTTACGCTTTAGCTCGTAAGTATTATTGGAGAGAAAGTCGGCGGCATCAAGTAGTTTGTGCGCCTCTTTTGGCAGGAGAGTTTTCAATTTCTCCATAGAAATCAGGTGCTCAGCCCTAATATTCTCCAACTCCTCTAGCTGCTTTTTGAACAGTCTAGTAATCTCCTTGTCAATCTGAAAGCCTAGTAGCTTAGACGAATCGTTATCGCTTATCATTCCTTTTACCTTGTATTTAGTTGCGTTTAGGGCCGCCGCCCCTCATTACGTGAGCGAGCCGCTTAGGAAGAAGCCACGGTCAGTTTCCTGTGGTCCACCAATAGGCACTGAGAAGTTCAACGTAACAGTCGTAGAAGGCCCAATAGAGTCGCTGAAGTTCTGGGACTCTAGGGTTGCTCCTCTGAGGGAGTAAACTGCTTTTACTGGGCCAACTGTATTGTCGCAACGCGGTTCGCGAACCGTCACGGAAAGGTCAAACTTTTCGTTGTTGCAGGTTAGGTTCGACAAACGGCCAGTTCCGAAGTCACGCATGTTTGCGTCGATGCTCATCTGGCAGTTAATTGGGAAGCTAGGCTCGCGGGCAGCCGCGTAGCGGTAGCCGAACGCCTGAGTTTCCTCAAGGTTAAAGTCGAAGCTGAAATTGTAGCTCTGAATAAAGAGGTTATTGATACCAAGGCCCGCGCCGTCTAGGTTCACGGAAACGTCACCGTGACGAAGGGCGGTGGACTGTCCAACCGCTCCAGTGGAAGCAGGGGGAAGTGTAACAACTCCAGCAGCGCCAGTAATAGGCTGCCCGTTCTCAGGATTTACCGCAGGAGAGTCGAAGCCAGACTTGGTAGGCTCAACAATCCAGTCAAGGGCGCTGATTGTGAACTGCGCAGTTGGAAAGCTTCCAACCTGACCTTGGGCACTGTAGCTCGAAACAACACCGTTACCAAACCCAACAACTGTCGAGTCGCCAGTGTATCCAGCGGGGGAGTTACCATCGGGCGTAATCTCCATAAAGTAGTTTTTCTCGCGCTGACTATTATCAAGAATGTTTTTGAGGGCCGTTGAGTCGCCGCCAACATATAGTCCAATGCCCGATTCATTAGCTACGTTTGTGGCTAGATAGGTTACGTTAAGCGAAACTTGGGGCGGATTGGTTTGAACGCGGTCAATAGGGGCGAACACGCCGAACTGTTGAACGTCCTCTAGCTGCAACTGCCAGTCAAAGCTTGAGCTTTGAACGCGGTGAAGTTGTTTGATGTTTCCAGAGGCTTGAGTCCCCGTCGCTGGTGAAGGTCCAACGTAAAGGGCTTTTGCGGCGTAAATCGTGCGATTATCAGGCATAAATTATAAAGTTAGTATTTGCAGTTACACTATTTGGCAGGCTATAGGAAATTATTTTTTTAAATTCGGGGAAATCTTAGTGACTCCAACTCTAAATCTATGAAGCCCGCGACCGAATTCGGCGCAATCTCGTTATTTACCCTTGGGTCAAAATCAGATATTTCGACATTCTTGATATACACCAGATTATTAGAATCTTCTGATATTAATGAGCCAGACGCAGAGTAGTCAAAAGGACGTTTCAGGGTGCCGCTACTGGTAAATGGTAGTTGGTCCTGTGAAAATAGGGGAATATATGTTTCGTAAGAGTCCCTAAGAAGTCCAGCCGCCGCCTGATATTGATACTCATTTTCACAAATAAGCATTATGCGCGCCGGAATGATAGTCGAGCAGCCGCCGTCAAATGATACTGCGGAGTTTTTGCCCGCGCCTATTTTGAGGATTGCGCAGGGATAAACGTAGTCTTGCTCGGAATATCCGGTAAACTGCACATTAGCCTTTGGATTTTGCTGGAACCTGCTCTCGAACAACACTTTTTGTTCGGAGCGAGATGTCATATACAGGTTGATTTCCTTTGCTGCGTATCGCCCCGATACTGTCGCATTGCCAGTATAAAGGGCGCGGCCCTTCATATAGTCAACTGGAGTTCCGGTAAAACTACCATTGACATACGAGCCACTCGCAAAATTGGCCCCGCTTACGGTCGCATCATAAACTAGTTGGCGATATGGGAACGCGTATGAGTTGCCATACTTGCTAAGATTGCCACTAGCATTAATAAAACCCTCGCCTTTTTCTATGAATTTGTTGTCCAGCCATAGATATACCGAGGAAGCGATGCTATGGTTAAGAGTTTCTTTCATTATTTTTTGAGGCGGGACACGAAGTTGTCAAATATCTGGTTTATGTAGCTTACACCAGTTGACTTGTCGGGGGCTTCGCGAACTTCGTGTTTTACTTGAATTCCGTAAAAAGAGCGCGACTTATCTCCAATAAACTTCTTCCAAAGATAGTGAGAAAATCCGCTTACGCCCTGTTGCACTGCGTTGACCCACGATTTTCCGCTTTCCCAAGTCATTTTGGCTGCGGCGTTGATTTCTTGCGTTGGAATTCTTAGCGAAAACCTGAATCTAGCGCGGTCTGACTTTGCTTCTCGCTTAACTCCAGTTGAGAGTCTAATGTCGTTTTCTAGAACGTCTCTGACTTGCTTGGTTGGGTTACTACCAGCTTCAAAACCTAAGAAAGAAAAAAGGTTTCCTTGCCCGTTTAGAGTTTCAGAAATATTTTTTACATCAGGGTGCGGCCCCGCTTCAATCTCTTTTGTAACAGCGTGGTTATCAAATTCAGCCAGCAAAAAAGGCTTGTTTTCAGCAAGACGGTTTTCCCATACGGCGCGAACACGTTTTTCTCCAACTTTTGAGTTGGTTATCGAGCGGTGTATTTCTTTATAATTAAACCTTGCCATTGTCGATTTTGTTTAACCAACAATCAGTCCATACATCGCGGTCAAATAGGCCGCGAAATACAAGGTCGCTGGCGGGCTTGAAGTTCATACCGTCAAGTTTAATGACTTGAGCGTCTCTTAAAAATTCTCTGGCCGCCGAACCTGACAGGGATAGTCGAACATAACCTTTTGGTTGCGCAACCAATGCGTCTGCCGGATTATATTTGATATACTGGTTGTCCTGCTGGTCATTATACTCAACAGTGCCCATGAAAACGCCAGACTGGGGCGTATAGGAAATTTCTCCCTGCTGGCCGCCGAAAGCAAAGTTATACGAGCTTTCGTCCGAGACTACTTCTAGTGGATTTTTAAAAACGACAATCTCCTCTGCAAAGCTGGCGGGTGCAGAGTTTAATAGAGATTCGGCCTCGTCTTTTTCGGATTGCGATAGCATTATTCTAAGTCCCTATACTGCATGGCTTCTTGAGTGCTGCCAAGCTCAGTTAAAATTGGGTTCGGCACATAGTTATAGTCGCCGCCGCCGAAACTATTTTGCTTGTAGGCAGATATTAGACCAGCAAGCGCCCGCTCTTCCGCATCTTTGGCAATTTGGTAGTTTTTGGCAATATCGTTTTTATTGGTTCTTTTAACTGTGCGGTTGCCCTCCTTGACCTCAATCACGGACACATATGCAGCAGCCCCAAGGTTCCTATTAATCTGACGCTTCAAGTAGTCAATTTTAAATAGAGTCTTGAAGATTGCTTGGGCGGCCAACGAAAGGTCTTCTGAGAGCACTCCATTTTCAACAGTAATAGACGAGCCAAGTTTCAGGTTTAGCTGGCCCACGTTAGTTTGTAACCAAAATGCTATCTTTGGAATAGAGCAGTCGGTGGGCTCATCAAGCTCCCTAAAAAGTTCGTCAGCTATTGAAGTTGTTGTCATTTGTAGAAACTTTACACTTAATTCGGACTATTGTTAAAAAGTAAACACGTAAACAGCACCAACTCCGCCAAGGCCACCAGCGCCACCTAATCCGGGGTTCATTCCGCATCCTCCACCTCCGCCTCCACCGCCATGAGAGCCACCAGCGCCACCAGCGCCACCAGCAGTTGAAGCCGTTACCGTTGTTCCACCTCCACCACCGCCGCTACCTCCACGAGTCGAGTTTCCGCTAGCTCCAGCACTACCGGCAGTTGGCGCTGCACCATCTGTTCCAACCGCACCGCCGCCGCCACTAACATAAGCTCCAGATTTTCCTCCCGCAGAGCCAGCAACAATAGCTGGAGTTGCGTTATGATGCCCTCCGCACCCACCTCCACCACCGCCGTAAAGAGAAGAGCCTCCCGTGCAGCTAGTTGGCGTTGCGGTTGAACCTCCACCTCCGCCCCCCCCTTGCTCTGCGTTGTGAGTGGTAATGACGGTAACGGTTCCGGCAGAACCTTGGCCGCCACAAACGCCAGTGACCGTCGTATTAGCCGCTGACACCGGATTTCCGCCTAGTCCAACGCTAGTGCTCCCAGTTCCACCACCGGCTGCGGTTCCACCTCCGCCGCCTCCACCACCAGCAGCCGCAGAAATGGCCCCTCCTCGTCCGCCGCCTCCACCACCAGCACTAAGTAATACTGCCGTGCCAAATGTTGATGTTCCTCCAATACCGCCATCACCGCCAAGGGCACCAGCGGCACCGGGAGTTCCCGCCGCGCCAGAGCTTCCGACATTCACGCTTTCTGTTGCGCCTAAATCATCGGCTCTAAAAACTCTTGTCGAGAACGCACCGCCACCACCGCCCGCTCCGCCCTTTGCTACGGTAGCCGTAGCTAGGGACGCTCCCGCTCCACCTCCACCACCGCCCCCAAAGGCTATGACAGTAACTACTTTGGGCGTAAATGTTGTTGGCTTTGTCCAAGTCCCCGCTCCAGCGGATGTGAAAACCTGCACGTCTGTTGGCCCCCCTTGCGCGTTATTCTTCATCACGCCTCCAGATGAATATAGGAAGAATGTTCCCTCAGAGTTAATTACTAGCGACTCGCCAGCCAAAAGAGTTCCGGTCCATTGTTCGTAGTTGGTTCCGCTAATAACTTTGTATAGCGTTATAGTATTTGAGGTGGACGCATGGGCGTTAAAAACCACGACCCCTTTTATTTGCCTCTGCGTGGACGCTGCGGGCGCATCGCATACTGTCGTAGTAGTTGCGGAGGAAATTTTACCCTCCTGAGAGGACGGCGAAAACGTAGTAGTTGTTATATCTGCAAACGACACCGAGTAGTCTAAATCAGCAGTAGAACTCGTAGTGAGAGCTAGGGTTTCCGTTGTTGCTTTTAGTATTATCATATTTGTTTAAAATCTTAGGCTTGCAATTGCCATTGTTTGCTGTTGGTTTAAGCCTCCTCCGCCAGCGGAGTATCCCGATGGGTTAGACCTCGGGTAGTAGCCAGCATCTACCCAGCCCGTTGTAGCGAATGTTCCGGTTTCGGTTGGTCTTACTACGCTGCCAGTTACATACGCCGATGGGTTTGACGCAAGGGGGTAAAATGAGCCAGTTAATGAGCCAGTCTGGGACGAGGTGACAAACACCCCAGTTTCCGTTGGACGAACCACACTTCCCGTAACATACCCACTTGGATTGCTTGTTGGGTAAAACTGCCCCGTCTGACTAGACGTAATGAAATTGCCAGTCTCAGTCGGGCGCACCACGCTACCCGTAACATATCCAGCCGGATTTAAAAGCAATGGATAAGCATATCCAGTGAGCCTATAATTATTTACAACAGAAAAGGGGTCAGTCGAAGAGGAGTTTGAAATCCACTCTCCGCTTAAAATTCCAGAAGGTCCGGACCAGTCCAGTCTATGGTCAGAATATCCGCCAGTTCCATCAAGCTGTCTCGTGAACCATTCCGCGCTCGGATTTCCTGAAACATCGTAAAGTATTCCATATAACCAACTCAACGAGGCTCCAGCCCCGACATTATAAGGTGAATGAAGCTGACCAAGAACACAGTTTACTGAAACAACCCCATTGTCATCATAAATAGTCCTAGAGCCCACATCAAGAGCCTGAGTGCCCCAAGTATCATAAAAATTCTTGTCTCCACTAATATTTTGGTCGCCATTCGTCCTTACAATATCGCTAGGAAGTGTTGTTAGAAATGCGCCAGTTTCGGTTGGTCGAACTACATTTCCCGTAACATAACCAGAAGGATTAGCTCCTAATGGATAGAAAAGACCAGTATAAGCTCCGGTTTCACTTTTAAGAACTAGGTTACTAACATCGACACCAGTGGCAAAACCACTTGGATTCGACATTGGATAGAACTGTCCAGTTTGCGAGGATGTAATAAAATTACCAGTATCAGATGGACGAACAACTTGACCAGTAAGATATCCAGATGGGTTGGAGTCTAGTGGGTAGGCGTAGCCAGTCAGCTTACCTTGGCTTACTAGCGAGAGTGGAGAGCTTAACGCCCCCGTATAATCGCTATACCACTCCCCGTACAAATGCCTAGTGTCGAAGAATACTGAACCAACTCCAGACGAGTCGGAAAGGTTATATTCTTCGGTAGAGAACACCATATTGCCGTTTGCTCCACGAATAAGCACAAATGGGTTAAGAGTAATCTCTAAAGCACCGCTTGTGCCAAGTTTTGTTATAGCTTCTTCTCCTGCGTATAAAGTATGGTCAACTCCATCATAATGATAATCAATAATATTTAGATTATGAGTATTGTCATCAATATAAAATCTATCTGTTAATACGTGAATATCAAATCCTTGGCTATGGCCGCCCGCGCTAGAGTCCCTAAACCGAAGTCTTGGATTTCCCTTTGATATCAGAATATTACCGTTAGAATCAACTCCGTCTTGAGCGGTAATTTTGCTAACAAAAGTTTTAGCGCCCGAAATGGTTTCCGCGCCTGTAATGTTTACATATCTTTGGTCCCCAATTATCTGAGTGATAAAATCGCCAGTTTCGCTGGGTCTTACAACTTGACCAGTCACGTATCCAGAAGGATTTAATAGACGAGGGTAGAAAATATCTGTGTAAACTCCTGTCTCGGATTTTGACACAAGATTTGACACGTCAACGCCAGTAGCATAGCCGCTCGGGTTGCTCATTGGGTAAAACTGACCAGTTTGACTGGAAGTAATAAAAGCGCCAGTTTCACTTGGCCGCACAACTAGACCCGTTACATAGTTGGCCGGATTGGAAGACAATGGGTAAAATAATCCAGTGTAGTCCCCCGTTGTTGACTGAATAAGTGAAATATCAGTTCTAATAGCGCCCGAAACGCCTGCTACATAACTTTGAGTTGCGAAATCGCCAGTTTCAGAAGGTCTTACAACCTGCCCAGTAACATAGTCTCCGCTATTAAACCCAGTTATAAATCCGCTTGGATTGGTTCTTGGGTAGTAGTCGCCAGTTAAGGTTTGTAGGTAAGATATGTCAGTGCGTAGAGCGCCAGAAGCGTTATTAACATATGTTTGCGTAGCATATCCAGACAGCGAAGAAGATGTTAGGAATAAACCAGTTTGGCTGGGGCGAACTACATCTCCAGTAACGTATCCAGAAGGATTGGTTAATAAAGGATAGAATAATGAAGAATACGAGCCAGTTTCACTCTTTAATACAAAAAGGGATACGTCGATTCCAGTCGCGAATCCACTTGGATTAGAGCGTGGGTATGCGTAGTCAACAAGGGCGGCCAGATTTACTACATCATTATTTCCCGTGGCTTCGGTGTCCAGTGTCCAAGCTCCAAATAGAGAACGATTGGTCCAGTCTAATGACGTTGAGCCAAGCCCATCATTCAGGGTGCGCGAACGCCAGTCGGCGGCTAGAAATCCATCACTATAAAGTTGCTCAACATTCCAGTCTAGTGACAATGACGTGGAGGCGTCATATAAAGTGTATGTATTCGGGCGCACCACACTTCCAGCTAAGTATCCGCTTGGGTTACTTCTTGGATAGTAATTTCCAGTTTGCGACTCTAGGCCAGAAATTGAAAATCTTAAAGCCCCCGAAACACTTGAAAGTTGAGACTGTGTTGCGAAGTCCCCACCAGTAATATATCCACTTGGATTTGATAGCGGATAATATAGTGAATCAAAGTCGGGCTTATTAGTAATAGCTCCCCAATCAGGAATATAGAAGCCATCTGTAGTAGAGATGGTTGGCCCCACGTTACCTACAATCGAAATTGTAATATCGGGCTGTTCCTGAATTTGAATTACGTCGGACATTAAATAGATGGATAGACGTTGATATAACCGTTAAGATATTTTAACGGGTCGTTGCTGCCGGAAGCGTATAGGTTTACTTCGTATGCGGCCTGCGTGCATGGAATTAGGGCCGACTCTTCATCCGTAATAGAAATTGAAAAGCCGCCGCTTGCGGGCACTGTAATAGACACTAGAAATTCGCCCAGAACATCCCCAGTCGCGCCGTAGCGCGTTTTGATTGGAGCGTATCCAGAATAGCCCGACATATTCACTCTTAACCCCGCAGAGTCAGTAAGAGTTAGGGCCGCCGAATAGCTGCTGCCCTGTGTCAAATTTATGTCGTAGCGAACTCCTGTCGTCATACAGGAATCTACACTAAAAACGCTTAAAGCGACGCAGCTTTATTCAAAATAGCTTGGGCCGCCGCCGATTTAACTACAACCTGTTTTGGGCGCACTGAATACGAGGCGCGCTGGTCATAAGCTTTCTTACATTCCCTGACGAGTCGCTGAACCATAATGTCGCGGCTATCGTGCGGGATAAGACCAATCTTAATACACTCTTGCTGTAGGTCGAAGCGCGTTTCTTTTTTAAGTCGCGCCTCGTAAGCCTCTGGTTCGTCTGGCTTAAACTTGGAGAAGTTCTTTCCCCAAACTTGGTCCATTGTTACTTTGTCTGTGTAGGTCGCGAGCCTGTCAACACTAACTCCGTTAGTGGTTTCTTTTGCTGCGGCCTTACTTTTTTTTGATGCTTTTACCTTTTTCATTTTGTTTGTCTTCTTCCTTGTTCCAATCTTCGGGCGCGGAGCTTTTTAGTTTTCCGTTTGCCTTTTGTTTAGTTTTCATGTTATCTTCGCTCTACACCAATACGGGAGCAAATGCCCATTTTATTTTTAGAAAAGTGTAACAAAAAACCCGAGTCTTGCGACTCGGGCTATTGTGAATTAGTCTCTCCCGATTAGACTGACATCGCGGCGATGAAGCGGGTGTCTGTTACAACACGACCTTCTTCAATACCACCATACCATCCAACCTTATCTGCGCGTTTCTGGAACTGGTCGTCAGCTTCGAGGCTGAATACGCTGCCGGTATCGCTGTCTGTCGCGATTGCGCGGTAAGCCATATCCTTGCTCGCGTCAACGATGATAACTAGCTCATCGCCGCTTGCTGAGAAGGTGCGTCCACTTGCTGCTTTGGTCGAAAGCAACGGAAGGTCCGTAGAACCAATGAACTCCGCGAAGAGAGTCTGGTAATCTTGCGATTTACCAAGCTCAAGAAGCTCGATTAGGTTGATTCCGTAGAACTCAGGAACACCGCCCGAGTTGTATAGAGCCGCACGCTGGGCCTCTGGGAGCGTTACCGCTGCCGAAGAGTTGATTGGAGTGATTCCAATTGGAGCCTTGGTGTTGATTGGGTTATACGCCATTGCGCGGAATTTCTCCAGCATTTCAGGCGACACAATCATGTCCGTTGGTTTTCCAGCACCACCGATAGGCGTTCCACCAACCCACGAGGAGTTGAGGCGACGGAAATAGGTTTGAAGCTGGTTGAAATCGTCCATCGAAAACTGAGCATCGACAGCCGAAGCGAAAACGTGACCAAGTGAAGTTCCACCGATTGTATGAGTTGCTTGCGCAAGGGCCGCTAGCAACACACTCCATGCGGAGTAGTTAGTCTTGAGGAGAACCTCTTGAACTAGGCGCTGAAGTGCTTTGGCAACGATTGGCAAGCGCATTTTGCGTGCATACTTGCTGTTGATGCTCCAAGCAGAGTCAAGGCGATACGTGGTGAACTTAACCTCATCAATGCTTTGGCTGATGTGGTTGGTTGGCAAACCACCGGGCTTAGGCGAACTCCAGATGGAGAAGTGTCCTTCGGGCACATCTGCGAAGAGGTCGATTGGGAACGATGGGTCATCATCCGTGTTATAAGCGAAATCCCGATAAAGGAAAGTCGTGGTGTCGGCTTGCTGATAAACCGTTCCGAGGGTCGGAGCGATAAGATTAGCAAAAGCCATCTGTGCGGCAGCGGCCTTCGCCTTATCCTTGGAGCCCATTGCTCCGATAAGCTCCAACTGCTCCGGTGTTTCTTTGAATTGAATTTTCATGTTATTCTGTAGGTCTTTCTATGTTAAGATTACTTAGCTGCAACGCAGTCGAACATCATAACTGCATATCCTTCTGCATCGACCGTTCCGAGCCACTTGCCCCATGAACCAGTCACGCTTGTTGAAGCTCCGATTGTTCCTGCTCCGTTTACGATAACGTATTTCGCGCCAGTCGTCGTAGGAAGTGGGCTTGCGCCTGTTCCAACGTAAACCGAAACAACACCCTTCGTTAGAATTGGCACTGCTTCGCCGCTGACAACGGCTTCTGCTTCATCTTTGCGCTGCTTGTCGTAGAGATACGAATAGTTGAACTGGTTGTTTTCAAGAGTCTTGTAGAGGGTAATTCCAACTGGAATCTGGCCGCTTGTAGCTCCTGTAACAGCAGGGGTGATGGTCCAGCGAGGGGAATAGGTATTCCCATTGTTCATCCCAGCAGCAAGATTGCTTGCTACGCTAGGAGTGCTTGACCCATTGAATCCAGCAGAAATGGCGACAGGAATACCTGCATCACCCGTTCCTGCGGTGCTAACGAACTTAAACAAGTTAAGAACGTCGTGTTCCGAATAATCCCGAAATGGTTTTAATGGCATATTAGTTTATATTTACTTTGTGATTGTGATATTCTCAATCGAGAACGCTGACTTGAACTTCGCAGCTAGGTCAACTTCTCCCGTTGGGGAGTTGGGAACCTTCGCGTCGTCAGAGGCAACAGCTTTTTCGAGAACCTCTTCTGCTACTTCTTTGGCAGTTTCGGTTTGGCTAGCCTTAGCGGATTCTTTCTGCTTAGCTAGCGCTTTGTCTTTTGGCGCTAGAAGAACTTCGAGTTCCTCGGTAGCGACCTTGTTAAATTCGTCTTCGCCCAATCCCTTGATGCGATTTGCAATGGCTTTGCGGTCTGCGTCAGTAAGTTCATACTTGCTGTCGAAGCCGTTCATGCGCTCGTTGAAAAGTTGAGTAGCCGCCGCTTTTTCTTGTTCGGCTTTTACTAGGTTGAGAGCTTCCGTAAGCTCGTCATTCTTCTTTTTGAGTTCGTCGATAGAAGCCTGCGCCTGCTCTGCTTTGGCGACCGCATCTTTAACTGCATCTTCCTTAGCTTTGATTTCGGCTTCGTGCGCCTTGGCTTTATCGGTGATTGCGCTGGTAATCATTGTGGTGACTCCAGCGTCTAGCACATTAACGATGTTAGCAAAAGAGTATTCCTTTGCATTCTCATCATTAAGAGCCTTAATGTCTTCAAGTGTCTTTAGTGACTTCATTGTTTTATTTGTATTTGCAGTTACACTACTGTTACTAGGAATGGAAATAATATTTTCACTATTTTCGATTTCCTTAGCGATAACCACTTCTTTTTCTTCAAAACTTTGCGTTACAACGCCGCGCACTTGGCCCGCTGGGGCCATTGTTAAGGCCATTCCAACTCCATATAGACTATCCTTGTCAATTTCGCCTTCCTCATCTCGCGCCCAAACAATTTGGCGATAAACTGGGCGGCCATCTGGTAATGAACCCGCGCCGCCTTTGCTTTTTAGGTATGGCGTCCACTTTTCAACTTCATCCTCATCCGAGATAACTTCCGCTTTAGCCCGCTCCTTAGAACCAACTAGAAGCTCCCACTTATCAAAGGCCACTTCCCAAGAAAACGAAACAGTTAAGTAATCTTTTGATTCTGGGTCGTTGGACGCTAAAATCTTATTTGCAACATGCGGAAAGATATCAGCATATACATAGCCGCCCACTGCGACATTGAATGGGTCTGATGATTCTTTTAGTGATTCTTCACTCACTGGCTCAGAGCCGCCACCTAGTTTATAGTCGGAATCAAACGCAGTCAAAAAGCTCTTAGTAATAGAGCCCACGATTTTTTCGGGGTCGTGCTCTAGATTGATTGGCTTGTTGACGAACGAGGGATACAACAGAAGAGCATCGTCCGTGCCAATTGTGTCGCCATTCCCGTTCACTAGGTTGGCGACAAAGGCGTTGCCCGCGATAGCAAGGAGGTCTGGATACTTTTCCTGCCCTTCTGGGAGGAAGTCCTTTAGGTTTGCTAGGCTGGCTTTCGCCACGAAAGAATCAGGAAGCCGCCCAAGCGGGCAGCGAGCGAGGGCCGTGAATCGGGCCTTGTCTTTGTAGTCGCGTCCTGAAAATCTGATAGACATTATTGTTTAATTGTCCATTCGACAGAACCAACAGTCCCGTCATTTGCGTAAATTGTGCGTTTCTCAACTTTATAGTCGCCAGCCATGCCAAGAGCTTCCAGCGCCTTTTCCATATTGGCGGCCCCTACAATTTTTGGTAGGTGTCCGTCTTGATGTTGCCAGAAATTAGTATAAAGATTTTCAATGTCGCGCCGCACCGACTGAATGCGATATTCAATATAGTCAGCAAAAGCTTTCATCTCGTCTTTAGAAACGCCTTCTTCTTTTTCGTCCTCTTCCTCCTCTTCGGACTTAACTTCAATTTCAACTGACATGCCACTTCCAACTGCGGCAGAACAGGCAAGAGCTTTTTGCTTTTTCTTCTCCGGTTTGAGCTTGGACGAAATCTCGTCTAGTGAGGCGTTTAGCTTATCAAGAATAATCTTCATGTTTTTCTTCTCTACACTTAAAAGTTACTGATTGGAAATTTTAACTCCATTTGGATGCAACTCTCCAACTAGATTCCAGTTGTCAGACTGCATTTGCTTTAGGAAGAAGTCCATGCGATATACAGTGCCATGCAGAATCTTCCTACTATGATTCGCCAACCAGCTACGCCGAACTTTGCAGTATTCGTATAACCAAACTTTTTCATCGCCACCGTTGGCTGGGGTATTAGCATCAAAGCGTTTTCTAAGGAAATCTGGAACGCAACCCCCATGAATTGTCGAGTCCATAACAACTGCAAATCCCATAGGAGTTTTAATCCCATTTTTATCACAAAATGCTACAGCTTTGTTCCAGTAAGCTTCGTCGTAAACCTTATCTTGGGCGGCCCTCATAATGGGGTCTTCTTTGGAAGCCTTTTGAAGATTGGCGATAAACCCTTTATCGTTCACGGTGCTTGAACTGGTCATCTTTGAGATATATGGTGACAGCTTATCGGAAAATACCCCACCATCATTTTTATAAAGCTCTAAGAGGCGGCGCATATTACCATACTGAGTAATTCCAAATCCCAGCGTTATCTGTCTTACTTCGTTAGGCCCATCTCTATAAATATAAACAGATGTGTAGTCGGATTCCGCTTTGCCGTTTTCAAAGCAGTTGATGATTTTACGAATTACTTCTTTATTCTTCGTTTGCATGGGTTCCAAATGGTTTTAGTGCTGGGCCGTTGACCCCCTCTTCGATAACCTCAACATGAACGTCAAGATTCTTGACTGTCTCGTCAACAACCTCTTTCTTGTCAATCTTCTCTGAAACAAACGAAGACACCTGAGAAATCGTTGACGAGGTAGTATTTTTCCAATCAAGAACACCCTGCACTCCAAGATATGTTGAAATAATCAGCGCCGTGACCCAGTGAAAGTCGCGACTCAATCCGGTAAAAGCGTTAATGTGCTCTGGGGTTACGAAGGAATATAAATATTGAACTTCAGTCCAATAGGCAGCCGCATTAATCCCCATTGCAACAAGGGCCATCCAAAGTTTTCTACTGCCAATTTTATTCTTACTCATTGCTTTTAAAAAGGTTCGCTATCATTTTCACAAAAGAGTTTATACCAGAAATAAGCCCCCCAAGGATGTTCGCTATTATAGGTTGTGCCGCTGGGAAAAATACGCAAAGCGCAATTAGCCCCGCAGTCCCGCCAATACCGCCGAGAGCAAGAAACCAACCCCAAAAGCCAGACCGTTTTTCGCCCTCTAGTTCCTCATTGGCTTTAATTAATACTTCCGCAGTTTTCTTCTCGTATTTCTCGAACTGGGCGACTTCTTGGGCTACTTGCTCTTTTAGCTCTTTATTCTGCTCTAATACTTCTTTGTATTGTGGCGAGTCTAGCGTCAATAGAGGTTTTCCATCGTAGTCAACAGGAAGAACAACATACTTCTTGCCGCCGTCGTTGAACTCCTTTACAGATATTACTGTCTTAGATGGATTGGCGGCCCTAAGAGTTGACGAGTATTTTCTAGCCAAATCTACTCTTCCAGCTTTTAAGCTCTCGTCAATTTGAGCGATTCCTTGGTTTACGAGTTCGCGGTGCTTCTTCGCTGTGGATTGGCATCCAGAGAGAAGTAGGCTGCAAGCTAGTAATGGAAGAATCTTCTTCACATTTTGTATTACAGTTAAATATTTTATAAACGAATATTTTTCTTCGCTTGCGAAGAAATATTCACCGAATCCATATGATTCGGTGTATCGTTGCTGGCGCGAGGGACTGATAACTCCTCACTGCCGCAAGTGCTCTCCACGGGAGAGCCGTCTTGGAACGTAAACCCGCTAGGCTTCCAGAAGAAGCCCTTTCGGTTCAACTTGCGACTACGCAAAGTCCAGCTTACGGAGGGCAAGTCTGCTGCGTGATTACAACTTGCGTTGTAATCCGCGTCACGCTGCAACCCGCAAAGGTTGCACACGTATAACTTGCCCTGCCGGTTGGCCTTGCGCACCCATCCACACCCTGAGCATCGCTGTGAACGATACGTGCAACTCTGCAAGGTAAACGGAACCTCCGCCTCCTCGCAAAGTGCCGCGATTTTGTCGCGGATAATTGTATTCGTCCAGTGTGAAAGTTTACGACTTCGCCCGCTGCGATAGCCAATATTCCAAATCTTCTCTAGGCGCACCTCGGGCGCGTGTCGAAGATTTGTTCTGTTGATGCTCCAGCGGATGAGGTTGTCGCGGTGCTTTTGAGCGCGAGCAAAGCCCTTGCTACCACGTCTGCGGCGTGATAAGCGGTCTATCACACTAGAGAGTGAGTGCCCATGCGGACACGTTGCTGGAGTAGCTGACCCATCGCTCATCGAGGCAACCGTTAGCATTCCTTGGTCGACGCCAATTGCGTCGCCCTCGCCGCGCTTTGCCTTGCGCTGGATTTCGTAGGAGAGCCTCACAGCGCGTTCTGTAATCTCGATGCCCGATAAGCGCCGTCCTTCCGCACTCCATTTTTGCGAGACTCGGTTGGTGCTAAACGGTAGGCGAATTTTGCCCCACCGTTTGCCCAGCGATTTGAGTTGGACAAATCCTCCCGACCGAATATCGCGAATGTCGCTGCAAAGCGTGTCGAGGCGCAGCGGAGCATTGCGAAAGCATGGCTTGACTGGCCGCGTAGCGCGTAGCATTTTTCCGCGCTTTCTTGCCGACATCGCGGGATATTTTTCGCTTGGCGGTTGGGCGATTTTCCACTCTAGTTTGCGCCGCTTTTCTGTCGCGGCGGAAATCGTGGCACAAACGTGTGTGCTAAGAGCGCGAAGCATTCGCCCGCTCAACTCTGTCGCGATGTTGAACTTGCGGTAGTCCACATACTTAGGGCAGTCCAGCAAGCCTTGTGCTGGATGGAACCCAGCGCCGTTGCCAGTCGTATTTTCGCTCGAAAACAAGCCATCCCACATCGCGGCAACCATCAGCGTTCCAACGCAACGGTATTCCGCGAGCAAACTCTGCAAGCGTTTATGTTTGTCTATGTTAACGCGAGATAGGCGATGCATGGAGCTGCGAATCATTCCGCGATTGCCTCCTGAGCTTTTCGTACTTTATTTTGGGCTCGTTTGGGAAAAGTGTATTTTATCATCGTATGGTTATTACACTAGATTAGACAGGATATGACAAATGCAAATAATAATTATTGCTCCGTGTCACATCCGAAAGAAAGTAAGAACATCCAGTGGCATTAAAGCCCCGCAAGTTGCCCATAAGTAGCGGGTCGGCGGCCCCAGAAGATTGAATCGAGGCGTGAATATATTGTGGTTGTTCGTCCCAGACAATATGGATTCCGCTAACGCCCGAGGGCACTCCAGTTACATACCCAGTGGTTCCGGTAGTAACGCCATTGCCAACTACGCTGCCAATAAATCCAGAAAGTTCCAGATTGTCAATTTGTTTTAGTTTAATCGTGAAGTTCATTGGAGGATAGTCTTAGAATGGCGGCTGAATAGAAGTCAATGTCGTGCGCGATTTGAATATCTTCAATTTCACGCTTCGCGGCCTCTGAAATTTCTTTTGGCTGTTTTAGATAGGTTTGAATAGAAGATTCCCAAGCGCTTTCTTCTTCATTAGAAATGATTGAAGACACAAGTTCTTTAACTACTGCTTGCTGGGAGTCGCTCATTTCCTTTACCTTGAACTTTTTCTTAACGGCGGCGTCAACCTTAGATTGCAAACCAGAGACTTTTCCACTTAGATTCGTTAAGGCTTTAACGCTAAATGAAGCTTTAGCAGAACCAATTGGCGAAGGTGTAGTTGAGGTTTTTGGAGCTTTGCTTCCTTGCGGGCGGCCAACCTGCCCCGGCGTTTTGCTGGAAACTTGTTGACCTACCTGCTTAGCTTGCATTTTCGCGGCCTTGTCTGCTGTATCTGCCTGCCTACGAAGGATTTCCGATGCGCCTCCAACAATAGGCAGATAAAGGTCATCTTGCTTATACTCAGTGAAGCGCTTCTGGCTTTCTAGCGAATCTTCGGGCGTTGGCATTTTGCCAGTCCGCATGTTCTCGAATAGCTCTTCTGGAGTCAGGAATCCAAGTTGAGCCATTGATACTGCAAGCTTAGAATATTGTAGTTCGTCTTTCAGAGACAGGTCTTCAAAGATGGCTGTAGGATATACTCGCGCCCCAATTGCTTTGCACACGCGCTTAATTTCGGGCTGTAGGAAATTATGAAGAAATGCTTGACGTGCTTCTTTGAGGCGCTCTAGGAAAACCTGAACCTTGATTGACGTGTTAGCGAACTTCTCACCGGAATCAAAAAGAATAGCGTTAAGTCCAATATTAATATCCTTATCTAGCTGCTCGTATTTCTGAGGTCCAAGAATTTTATCAATATCTGGGATATTCCACGCCATTTTTACTGTGTGGTCAGTAATTAGGGTGCGGGCGACGCTTTCGTTTTGGAAAAGATTGCGGATTGTATCGGCAACCGCTGGGTTGAAGTTGCGGCCCTGATTATATTCCGTTTCCGGCTCACCAATATTAATTAATAGTAGCGCCCGCTCTGTGGTGCGCGCCATTGAGAGGTCAATTCGCTTGAACTCTAGCTTAGTCTCAATATCTTTGAGCACTCCAAACGCCATAGGCACCGCCATTGGGTCGTAATCCTGAGCTTTGTAAAGCAAAACAGAAACTCTATTACTATCTAGCGGAATTTGCGCAGTGCTGGAACCGCTATCAATAGCTTTCTTAATTTCTGGGTCTAGGGACTTGTAAAGCTCTCTGGCTTCATCAGAATCTTGCTTTTTAAGGCGGGCCAACTCGTAAGTAGATAGAGTTTTATAGTATGTAGGCGAACCAAACATAATGTCGCCGCCCGCTAGAATAGCTTCTGGATTTAGAAGAACGTATTTAAGTGGGATTTTGCCTACAGACGACGCTCCGTAAACCTGCGTCATCTTTTTCATCTGAGCTTGCTGGACCTTCCCGTCAAATCTATAAAGAAAGACATTCCCAGAACGAAACCACTCACGAAAGAACTGTTCTTTTAGATGCCAAAGGTTAATCTTCTCAAACCAAGCTGCAATAAAGTCGCGAGTGCTCTTATTTCCTCCCTGTAGATAGATATTACTATTGGAAAGCTCGCCCATTACTTCTACGACGTTACGAAGAAGCGGGAAAGCCCAATATGCTTTGACGCAAAGTTTAATCTGGTCCCCAGTGCTAAAATAAGAAGAGTTGCTGCCAGTTTTAAATGGAGAAACAAACTTCTCTAGGTTAGGATAGCTCTGCTGGGGAAACTCTAATGTTTCACTCTTAGAGCGCGCCGCCAACGCAAAGTCCTTGGAGCGAGTATCTTCTACGTCAGCTACCATTGGCATAATCCACCCGTTCTGGTTTGGGGTGGGGGCTTTAGCTGATATTTTTTCTTTTTTAAGTCGCGCCATAATTTTCTTTTACACTAGATTGGGATTATATTTTCTTAGAATCGAATAAAAATTGCAAGTCAAATTCACTAGGCCCGCCTTTTATCCTCAATATCTCTACTAAAACCCTAGAGGATTCATAGCGCCCGCCCGCAAATAAAAACTGTATGTTACTGAAGGTTTCACATAGCCCGCGCATCCGCGCACAGTAGAATTCAGACGGGGCTTTAATGAATTTATGAGTATTTGCTACATTTAGCTGTAATAGAGTCTCTAGTTTCTCCTCTACCAATACCACTAGATAAAACCCAAGCTCGGCGGCTCTGGAAACCTCTTCTTTAAACCGCTCATATCCCTGAGACATTGTTCCGCAGAAGTCCTCTAGGCTTTTTCTCTCTACAAATGAGTTGTGGAAATGATTTTGGCACGTATAGTCGCCAACATCCAGTTTAGCAACTGAAGTTTTGCACGATAGCTTTAATGGGTTCTGCTCGCGAGTATCAACTAGAATGTGAAGTGGGTCGGAAGTTTTCTCTGGCGTCTCGTCGTAAGAATAGCGAGCTTCTAAACCCTGAGCAGCGCAAACCTCATTGTAATCTAGTCCTAGTTTATGAACTAAAGCGGGACTTGGAAAAACACAAGTGCGCGCCTCTGCTGTTGATGGCGCGTATTTGAGACTCTTTGTGTTCTTGCGCCCAGATATAATGTTTCCAAGATTTCCTGCCCCTTCTTTAAGCAAGTAGTTCACCATATTCTCACGATTCTCGAAAAACGAGTTAATATAGTGTATGTCGTCCTTATATTCTAGCGGCTCACCCGTAAGCAAATCCTTCCTATCGTAGTATTTAATGCAATACTCTTTTAGGGACAACCCGCTCTCCCGCAAGTGTTTGATAAACTCCTTACGGTCGCTATATTCTTGGTTATTTATCAGTGATAACATTAAAAAGCAATTGGAATGAAAGTTGGCAGCGGCGGCGCACTATCGCCTTTTATCATATTAAAGTAGTGCTTACTTGAATAATACGCCATCAATAGGCAGGTATAGTTATCGCGGCGGGCACGCTTTTCGCTTGTTGATTTACGAAGGTGAGTCGGAATATTGTATTGGAGAGTGGTTCCTGAACCAATAGACTTAACTTCAATCAGCGCCATTTGACGCTTAGTTTGCACTACCCAATCTTCTTGGTCGTCAATAAAATCAACTAGGTCGTAAACCTTGTCATCGTGGTCCTTGAATTTGTACGGGAAGGAGAAGTCTTTGATAATGCTCTGATATAAGTCCTCGATATGCTGAATGCCCGAGCCAAACCATATCTTAGAAGAGGAAACACCGTCTTGCAGGTATTCATTCATAGTTCTCAATGTTGGCGCTGAGAACGGCTGAGCGTATATGATACGCTTGGTTAGTAGATTATGCTGATTGCGGGCGGCTTTAACTGCTTTCCCGTATTCCTGCAAATCATCAGAGGCGAGTTCTGCGTCAATGTATTTTAGAGAAGCTTCTACGCCAAATGTCTTCTGGAATATAACAGAGTTATTATAACCGTTGATAAATTCAGTGCCCGAGCCGTCAATTGCCACCCACACAATATTAAAGTGCGTTAAGATATATGTTAAATACTCATAATGCTCAGAAATATCGCAGCCCGCCTTGCCATACGAGTGAACTTGGATAATGCGTCCGTCTTCTGGAACTAGCATATAAACGCCCATTGCAAAATAGTCACTTGTCTTAGCGGTTCCGTAAGAAGGGTCAATTGCTAGGACATATTCGCTACGTTTATTACCGTATAGCTGAACGGTTGGGTATTTGCCATCTGGAACCGTGCATTCGTGAAGCTTCTTAATATCAAAGTAACTGTCGCTTGCATCTACGAACTCAGCGCCATATTCGCGGCGCACCACAGGGTTATTCTCCTTGCCCTTGACTGCCTCATTAAGAACGGACTCGTCCATAATAGAGCCTGCTGGCGGCGCATTATAGGCGAATCTAACAACGAAGTGAGTAGGAGTTGTTAACAAGTCCTTTTCAATATCCTTGTGGCGCTCGTTCTTTTTGCCGCGAATTGCGTCAATATAAGGAACGAACAATCCTTCATAAAGATACTCAAACTGATAAGAGGCCGAGCTAGTAACAATCATCTTGTTATTAGGGAATATTGTGCGGTCTTCTTCCTTCATTTTGCCCGCCGCAATCATTTTGTCTTCGCGCTCTTTTGTTTCTGCCTGTTCTTTAGCGTTCAACTTTGCCGTCAAGAAGGGGCGAAGAATGGTATCTTGAATGTGTTCACTAACAAGCAAGCCCTCGTCAATAAGTAGCACGTTAGCACGCTCACCACGAAGGTTCTCACCGCCGCCCAGTGGTAAACCTTTAATAATGGCTTCGTTTAGACATTTAAGAGTCCAACCCGACTGGTCTTTGCCAATCTTAGGCTTGAGTCCTGACTTGTCGGCAGTTTCAAAGCACTGTCTGAGTAGCGCGCAATTGGGATGGCTAAGGAACTTCTCCATCTGGCCGAAAATGTCCTTAGAGCGGCGCATGTTGGAGCTTGTTAGGACAATCTTAGTGCCGGGATTAAAAATCAGGTATAGAAGAATGAATACGGCGAGAAGATAGCTTTTACCAACGCCGCGCCCTGCCACTACAAGCGAATAGTCCTTCTTAAACCAAGCCTTTAAGAATAGCTCCTGAAAGGGCCAAACTTTGAACTGGCCGCCCGTTAGGTATTCCCAAGTAAAGCCAAGGTCATACTCCATGATTTCGCCCAAATACTCGCGGGCCTGAATTTCAGACAAGTTTCCTTGAACCTTGGACAGTCTTTCCAGAACGTCGCAGGATTTGTCCTTGCGCTCAACTCCCACTTCCCAGCCCATTAGACAATCTCCTCTTCTGCTACTCCGAATAGCTGGGCGCGCAAATCATCCATACTTGTAATTCGCTCAACCTCTTGTTTGCGGCGCTCTTTTCTGAATTCTAGATACTGCACAACCTTTTTACGCTCTTTGGCGTCGCGGAAAGCCTCAATTAGTTTTAGAACGCTCTCTGAGTTTGCGCCCAGCTTACCAAGACGGTCGGCGCGCTTTCCATTAAGGTCTTGTAGAACCTTATCCAAACGCTTAGTGGTGCTATCAATTTGCGACCGAGTATTATTAATAAGCTCTACAACTGACATTGGCGGCATCTTCTCTTCAGCGGTAATTCTTTCCTTTAGCTCTACGAGGTCTGCCTCCTCTTTCTTCATTCGGTCGATGCGAACTTTACCTTCGCAGTAGCTAACATACATTTCAACCTCTTCTTCGGTCAAATCGGGCTTATCATAGCACATACGAATAAACGTGCTCTCGAAAAGCTCCCGCTCGCTCTTTTTCCTAAGACTGTTCATCTCATAGGAAAAGCGATTGATATTCATATACCCCATTAGGCGAGTCAAACTCTCCTTTTGGTTCGGGGTCATCTTATCTTCCTTGTAGTTCGCCGCCGTATATTTGTTTACGCGAGTAAATACATGAGTAAAGCTGCGGGGTGGGTAGTAAAGACTGTCCACCAAGTCGTCAGTTTCCTTTTTAATCTCTGATGGTTTGTCGGGAGAATCTACTGTGTCGTAGTAGGCTTTAACGGCGCGAAACTCATTAGAGGTAAAAGACAGTTTATCATCATTAAACATCATGCGCGCAATCTCAATCGGGCGCATCATAATGTGCTTGACTACGAATTCCTTTTGAGTGTTTGTAAGGGAGTCAGCATCAACCTGAACTACCTTTTTCTGCGTGCGCTCTGCTAGATACTTACGAACCGCTACGCCCTGCGGGTCACGCAGCGTATATTTCGCGCCGCAAACCTTCTTTACAATCAACTTAATGTCATTCTCGCCGCCGCCCCATGCTTTATCCACCGCAAGGCGCTCGGC